TTACCTGGAGACATAGTTGCAGCAACATCAACGCCACCTGTATAAGTAGCTGTAATTGTACCTTCATTATTTCCAAAAGATCCTGCTGTTACAACAGACATTCTAAAAACTCTTAAAAATTGTTGTGTTGTAGTAACTGTGTTTGTACCATCTAAATCGACAGTCTCTTCTACAAAAGCATAAGAAGAATCAAGTCCTTGTATTCTTAAGGTTCTTGCAGCTGTTCCTACTACATCATCATTAGCATTATCACTGACTACATCAAGAGTAGCTTGAGCTGTTTGCCAAGGATAGTTGTCTCCTGTTTCCCAAATAGTTTCAAAAGCACCTGATCCAATAGAACTATTATATCCAAATTTATTAACCATAGAGTAACCAGGAACTTTACCTTGCTGTACAGCTAAATAAAATGGAATGTCATCAACTGTACTTCCACCTGTTATTGGATTGACATTATTACAACTCATATTACCTCATTGTATACTAAGAAACTCTTTCGACTTCTTGTTTTAACTCTTCTTGAAAAGAAGTATTTAATTTATCTTTTAATGTTCTTAATGACTGAGCTATTTGTCTTTGGTTTTCTTCAGTATATTCTGGTGTTGGTTCTGGTATATTAATATCTACTTTAGCCATTATCCCCTCATACCATCTGGTTGTATATCTGCTCTAAATGTTCCAAATCTCCAATTCTCATCAGTTGATGTATTTGCAATTCTTAAACTAGCAAATCGTGATCTTGCACGTGTGTCCACCTTATCGGTAGAGCTTGTAATTGTAAATGGACCTAATGGTGAAGATGTTGCGGTGTCCGTTGGATAGTCTCTTAATCTAATTGTAACTTCAGCATTACCAGTTAATAATTTAAAGTCTGGAACAAATCTTCTCATAGACATAAACATCTGACCATCACCTTCTATAGCTAAATCAAAATCTCCAGATTGGATGAATGCAGGAATAGCTGTTTTATTACCTAATGAATCCACTTCATTATTTCCAATTTCATGTGCATAATATGTTGAAGCACCATTAGCAGCTGTTACACCTTGTATGGTTGGAAAGCTCGGTGTCCCTGATCCGTTGAACTGTGTTGCGTATGGATTATCATACAATGTTGAATCATGCCAAGATGTTCTAGCAAGTGATCCTGTTGTCCATGTATTTTCTGTATAGTTATAAGTGACTACTCTATCTACACTTGTTGATCCAAATTTAGCATAAAACCAACTAATCTCTTCATATAAATGATTCAATCCTGCATAAACAACTTCGCCTGAGTTATAATTTATTCCAAGATTATCTCCCTTATTTGTGAATACAAAATCTTCAACTAAACATGGTAATGATTTAACGGTACCATCGAACACAAAAAATCCTCCTGCTTGACCCATCCAAAATACTTTTCCATTAACATATTTAATTGCATGTTGACCAATCGCACCACAATTACTTCCAACTTGTCTAATAGAAAATGTAAATGGTGGCCCTACAAACTGCATCACATATGCAGAAGTATCAGTAAGAATTAAAATATAATCTTTTGCTTTTGCTGCACCTATGATTTTAACACCAGAGTCTAATCTAAATGTACCTGCTGTATTAATTGATGTTGGTGTGTAATCAGAAATATCCTCTTGATCACTAAATCTAATAAACATTTTATCTTGAGGATTTGCACCTCCTATTGTTGTTTGAGTTCCAAGTAAAATTAAATGTCTATCTCTTTCAGATACAATAGACATTACCGATCTTGTTGGTGCACCACTTACAGCTGTCGCTCTAATAGATAATGCTCCAGTAGTTACAGACAATGGATCCCATTCAAATGTTTTACCGTTTTTAATAGTTGCAATAAGTTTTTGTCCAAAATGATCTAATGACCATGATGCAGGATCAAGAATAACATTCGACACACTTGAACCTTCTCCCCATTCGTCTGAGCCCCAAGTATCTGTTCCCCAACCATAACCATAGGTTTGATCTACAGGACCAGGTTTAATGTATGGATTAACAGTTGCTGATCCACTAGCAGAGGTTGTTGCTGTTGCAGCAGATGCCATAGTTACTGTAAATGTATCTGCATCTGGTACTGATATAACTTCGAATGTATTTGTTTCAAAATCATCAGCTACATAACCTGCACCCACTGGTGGAGTCACTGATGTAAATGTAAATAAATCTCCTGCTAATAAATTATGACTTGTTTTGTTTACAGTCACCGTTGCAGAAGTATCTGTTGTATCAAATGTACAACTAGTTAATGCTGTATCTAAAGGTGTAATATCATAGAATGCACCTTCGTAATAAATAATTAATGCTTTGTGAGTACCTATTGCTGCGTATTTACGACCATCTAAATCAGCCCAAACAAGTTGTTCTCTCGCAGCACCTACTAATGTTTGACCTGTGATTTGCTGCCAACCCCCTATTTTTTCAGGTAAGCTGTATCTAAACCTAACAAAATCACCATCAGTCCACTGTCCTTCAGCGCCTGTTGCAGTTACTTGTTTATTAAATCCTGGTCTAATCTGTACGTTTGTTAAAGGCATAAGGCATTATACCTTATATTTGATTAATTTGTAATAGTGCTACTATTTTAATCTAAATTTTTTTATAACGTTATTATTTACCTTCTATTTTGGTATTTTCATAAGTTTTTTTCTTAGCGATATCGTCATTAAATTTTAAGTGCCAATCTGATACTATCTTTACAAGATAGTTTCCAAAATGTTTTAAACCTTCATCGGATAAATGAAGTTTCCCCTTTGTAAATAAAATTAATCTTTCTTTCCAAGAAAATTCTATATCACAAGAACCGTTATCATATTGTTTAAATTTCATTTTTGTGTACCATAAAATAATCTTTTATCTTTAAACCAATCCTTATTTATACCATTTTTATCTACATAATGCAAAAAGGTTTGAGCATGCCAATCTCCTTTAAATTCTTCTCTCCAATGCTCTATTTCACACCCTAAATATATTACAGCATCTCCTGGATTCATGTTTATTTCTGTATCATTCATATAAATAGGCCATGGTGTGCCATCGGAGCCAAGCATGACTGTAACACTAACTTCACAAGAAGGTCTATCGAGGTGTTTTTCTAAATCAGCATTGACTGTGTACATTCTCCAATAAGCATAAGTAGGTAATAACTCTAATCCTGTTTCTTTTTGCATTAATTTTAATTTTTTTACCATTAAAGATTCCATTAAAGGATCTCCATAAAAGTGAGTATCACCGTTTTTATTTTGTTTAAAGTCAAAAGAATCAACATTTACTCTATGTTTTATTCTACAATAACCAGTCAATAACTCTGTTTCTTCTTGAGAAATAAAATTTTTAATTAATTTATATTTAAAATCTTTTATATTTTTCATATTATTCCAGTGTAATAAAAAAGGGTTGAACTATTCTAGTTTCTGTATTTTTATCTTGTAAAGGTCTGTGCCATATTTGTGAATCATAAAAAACACATCTATTTGGTTTAGCTCCTATTATTATATCAGGTTCAATTTGAAAACTATCTTTATCGTAACCAGGAAACAAACCTGTTCCATCATCTAAACCAAAAGTGTTATAATAAACTACTCCTGCAATATTCCATTTTTTATCGTCTTGATGAGGAGGCATTCCATATTTAAAAACTTTAGTTAATTCTTTTGAATTTATTTTTCTAAAAAGAGATAACACTCTTTTTATTTTTAAATTTGTTTTTTCTCTAAAAGTTTTTTGAAAAATATTATTAGTAATGTCGTTTTCTGTAAATTCTTTAGTTTCAAAACAAGCATAAGCATCTGTTCTTTTAAAGAAAAATTTGTTATTAGGTTGACAAAAAGGTTTATAAGAATTTAATAGAGCTGCATTCATCATGTATTGAAAATCATTTGAAGAATAAAAATTATCTATTATATTTAAGTTCATGTTTTATAATGCCCAGGCTACAACTGAATATCGTATTCCTTTTGTTATAGGTTTAACTGTATGTGGATATAAAAAATTACTTGGCCAAACAATCATTCTATTTGGTTTAACCTCTATTTCCCATTCTCCAGATCCATCTGGATTTCTAAAACAAAGATTACCACCCTCATAATCATTGTTCAATAATAAAATACAGCTTGTTGTTCTGGGACAAGCTGCAAAATGATCTACATGCCAAGTATAGAAACCTGTATTTTCATATTTTAAAATCTCAATATCATTTATACTTTTATGGTTATACTCTTTAATATTTAAATCATTTACATATTGGATTATATTTTTTTTGAAAAAAAATCCTAATAAATTAAACCAATGTACATTGGAAACAGACTTACTTAAGTTTGACAGAGGTAATGAATAAACTCTTCTTATATTGAAATCAATTTTACTTTCTCCTCCCCCTCCTATTTTTGTTTGTTCAAATTCAGAAATATTTGCAAAACGAATTAAATTAGATATAATTTCCCAAGGAAGTGCTTGATCGTAAACTTTTATAAAATTTTTTATTTCCAAGACTTTTTACTCCAATATTTATCTTTGTATTTATTAAAAAGTTTAAGTCCATAAAACATACCTGATTTTTCTATTTCACTTTGTTTTCTTGGTTTTAAAGACATTTTCCAATTATCTCTTTTAAATGGAATAACCTGAACATATGGAGTACCTTTTTTAATCATTGTTTCTAACACAGGATACTTATCACCATTAATAACTATAGGAAAATTTATTTCTAAATTAAATACATCAGTATCGACAATACCTGGAATAATAGAAAACCTATCATCAGAATTATTTAATGGAGGTAAAAATAAACACGAATAACCTTTTGGTGTTTTTATTTTCCATGGGTTTAGTATTTTATAAAAAGGTAGATTTTTATTTTTTTCTAAAAAAGGAGAACCTTGTACTTGAGAAGTACTATGTATGTCTGTTCCTGCATTTAAATTAATAGATTTTTCTGAGAGTTTATTTCTAAACATGGATAGACCAAAAGCTTGAAAAGAATCTTTAAATTTTTTCCCTTCTTTATTTGTGTTATCTACATTGTGTCGTATCTCAAAATCTTGAGGCATCTTTAAAAGATAACCAGTGGTTAAAGTATCTAAAAAAGGCATGCACCCTTTGATAGTTGGATTTGCTAAAGTATGTTTTAGTTTTTTATACCATTCTGGAATATTTAATTTTATTGGAACTGGATAATCTTCTTTTAATGAAAAATAATCTTCATGAGCACTAAACTCTATCTTTTTATCAAACATACCATTTTAATAAATATTTTTATGGTATTTGTAAAGAGTTTAATGAAGTTTGCCCTTCATCACTAAAATGTTGTTCAAGCGATTTGTTTAATGGATATGTAATAGAGTTTGTATCTAAATCATCTAGTTGAAGATAATAACTACTCCATTGATTATATAACGGATGATTAGTGTTGTTATCTAGAAAATCTTTTATAGATTTTTTAAACATTTCAATATGTCGGTCTAAAATTTTTTTATTAGCAAAAACAGTTGTAGTATCTGCGTATGTTATAGTATCATTACTAGCATAGCTTACAGGATGTTTAGTACCTAATTTAACAGCATTAAAATTTTCTTGTGAATCTTGAATAATTTTAAATTCAGATTGTGTAATATTTAAATTATTTAAAGCAGATTGATCTTCTGCTATATGACAAATAGTGTTTTGAATATCTGGTAAATCTTTAGTAAAAATAAAATATGCCATATTTTAAAACTCCTCGTAAACTACTATACTTCCTGGTTCACCTGGACTTGGATAATTACCACCTTTTCCTGCTTCAAAGGTATCATTCATACCATTTCCAGTATAAGGGTGTGTAGCAGCTGGACTAGTACCAGCACTTCCAGTGCTTCCTGGACCAAATCTTCCACCGCCGCCACCGCCGCCGCCATTAGCAGTTCCTACACCTCCTAAAGTTGAACCAGATCCTGAATTACCAGCATTTCCAAAGTTACCTCCTGTTATATTTCCTGGATTTCCTCCAGTGCCTAATGAGTAAGGTTGTGAAAATGGTGTTGTGATTGGATGAAGAATAAATCCAGTTCCTCCTGAACCACCTTGACCTCCTGAAGCTCCAGTAACAGGTTCAGGGCCACCTGCACCACCTCCGCCACCAGTTAAATAAATTCCTAATTTAGTAGCACTGTTGTTAGCAGTAAGAGTACCACTTCCGGGTCCTTTAGCTATAAGTTTTGGAAAGTTTGGAGCTGCAGTACCACCTGCTGCTCCTGAAGCAGCCGCTGTAATTCTACCCTGAGCATCAACAGTAATATCTGCAGTAGTGTATGAACCAGGAGTTACAGCAGTGTTTGAAAGTTGATCTGGACCAACAGCATCGTTTGCTATTTTAGCTTGAGTAACTTGTAATGCACTAATCTTGTCTGAGGTAATTGCGTTGTC